AATGCACCAAGACTCGCTTCAAAAATGGGGCAGCCGATTGTGGAAAATCTCAGAGCAATTGGAAGAGAGTTTGGATACACTTTCAGCTTATATAAAACGAAGTCTCTCCTCCATGGACTCGGACAAGTAAGAGATAGATCATTTTATTTTTTTTGGAAAGGTGATAAGATACCAAAACTTGATTTTTTCAGAAGAAAACATGAAAGAATAGAAGATACTATTAGAAAAGTAAAAATGTATCATAAAGATCCAATGTCAGTTTTAGCAAATAAAAAGACTCCATCAAAGAATCCTTTTTATAGATTTGTACTTGAAGAAATGTGTGGTGGTATTACTCATCGTGAATTTCAAAGAAAGATAACTAAAACAGTTAATCCCATGGATTATATTGAAAGTAACAATATAAAATATGATGAAGTAGCTGCTTGGCTTAAAAGTAAAGGATTTGAAAAAGAATCCAATAAAGCTACCGCAATGTATAATAAACTTAAAGAAGGTAAGAACATAATGCGTAGGTCAGTTACTGTACCTAAAGATTTTATAGGAGCATTCGTAGGACACCTTCCTTTTGAACTTACACATCCTGATGAAGATAGACACTTAACTATAAGAGAGTGTTTAACTATTATGGGTCTTCCTAAAGACTTTATATTGCAGGGTGGTGTAAAAAATTTAAATCACATTTGTCAAAATGTACCAGTAACCACTGCCACGGATATGGCAGACAACGTGTTAAAATATGTAAAAGGTTATTTAGATAATCAGTTAATTGATACTGACTTCTTAGTACAAGATAACAAGTCACAAGAAAATATTTATGAGAAAAAGCCTTTACAACTCGACAGATTTATGGTATAATAATAACATTATTGAGGTAAAAAGAATGGAAAGAAAAATGAACGTGGCTGTCACTGGTTCACGTGGTTTCATTGGAAGTCACTTAAAAGAACGCCTTATTGCTGACGGTAAAGATGTTACTGAATGGGACTTAAGACAAGATCCTCCAAAATGTATAAAAGATTTTGATCCTAATGGAATTGATTATGTAATACATCTTGCTGCTTATGCTAATGTAAGAAAGAGTATAGAAGATCCACAAAAGTATTGGGCGAATAATGTAGACAATACAACTAGAATACAAAAAATATGTAATTATAATAATATTCCACTTATGTACGCATCATCATCTTGTATACATAATTGGTGGCTGTCTCCTTATGGTACTACTAAAAAAGTAAATGAAGAAACTGCATTTCATAATCAAGTAGCACTAAGATTTACAACAGTATATGGTAAGGGCGCAAGAGAGTCAATGTTTATTCCAAAATTACTTGATAATAAAGTTGAATATGTAACTGAACACGTTCGTGATTTCATACATGTAAGTGATGTTATTGAGGCTATAATTCTATTAATGAGTAAGAATATAGGAATGTTGGAAAAGGCCTATGACATAGGTACAGGTATAGGTAACAAAGTTAGTGATTTAGCTGATCTTGCTGGTTATAAGTTACCAATTAAAAGCGGTGCAGAATGTGAAGCTGCTAACAATACTGCAAATATAAAAAATTTGGTTTCACTAGGATGGAAACCAAAAATGGATGTAACAGAATACATTATAAAGAAAACAATCCCACACTAGGAGATAAATATGTCGATTATGGATAAATTGAAAAAGAATAGTAAAGTTGATTACACTTCAATACTTGCTGATTCAAAGTTCTTTAATGATAAAGATATGGTACCTACAAATGTACCAATGATAAATGTAGCTTTATCCGGCTCAATGGATGGTGGTTTAGCACCCGGGCTTACTGTACTAGCAGGTCCATCTAAACACTTTAAAACTTCATTTGCTTTAATTATGGCAAGTGCTTACTTAAAGAAATATGAAGATGCTGTATTATTATTTTATGATTCAGAGTTTGGCTCACCTCAAGCATACTTTGAAAACTTTGATATTGATACAAGTCGTGTATTACATACTCCAATAACTAATGTTGAGGAGTTAAAATTTGATATGATTAGCCAACTTGAAGGTTTGGAACGAGGTGATAAAGTTGTAGTTATTATTGATTCAGTTGGTAACTTAGCTTCTAAAAAAGAATTGGAAGATGCAATCAATGAAAAATCAGTGGCTGATATGTCAAGGGCAAAAGCATTAAAAGGTTTATTTAGAATGGTAACACCATACTTAAATATGAAAGACATACCTTTACTTGCCGTCAACCATACATATAAAGAGATTGGCTTATTTCCAAAAGATGTGGTATCAGGTGGCACAGGTATTTACTATAGTGCTGATAATATTTGGATTCTTGGTCGTCAACAAGACAAGCAAGGTACAGAAATTAAGGGTTACCACTTTGTAATTAATGTGGAGAAATCAAGATATGTTAAAGAAAAGTCTAAAATACCTATTTCTGTTAGTTGGGACGGTGGTGTTGAGCATTGGTCTGGCCTGCTTGATGTTGCTATGTCTGGTAATTATGTTAGTAAGCCCAGCCCTGGTTGGTACTGCAGAATTGATAAATCAACTGGAGAACTGGTGGAACCAAAAGTTCGAGAAAAAGAAACTTTAAATGAAGAATTTTGGAAACCAATAATTGAAGAAACTGATTTTAAACAGTATGTTACTAATAAGTATTCAATACTTAATAATGGTGTAAACTTAGAAAAGTTGGATGCTCATTAATGGTATTAACTGAAAATAAACATTATGAAATAATACCTGATAGAGGTGATGACCAAGCTTGGAACGTTAGAATTTTATCAGGCACATTTACAGAAACAGTACTAAAATACGGTGTCGTAAAATTTAATGGAAAGAAAAAAGATATGACATTTAATTTTGATATCGTATACACACCAGACACAGAACTTGACGTTTCCAATTTAAAGTTACAAGAGTTTGCTGGTATTATGCTTGAGCAAATTATGGCTCAAGGAATTCGTGATAATGAAGTTGTAACAAGAGAGGTGAAAGATGCAAATTAGTGCAACACAAAGATTAATGTTGATTATGGATGAGATTGCAATTGCAAAGGGTAAATTAGAGCCACATGACACTGGTCATATTCATACATCAATAAGCTACTTAGAAAGTAGAGCTGAAGAAGTACAAAAAGAAATCGATGAGGAATTGAGAAAAGCTGCCTATGCCTACTAATTTAGAACAGACTATATTACGTAATCTTCTTACTGATGAAGAATATATGAGAAAGGTTCTTCCTTTCATTAAGCCTGATTACTTTCAAGGAATATATAAAGTATTATTTCGTGAAGCCGGTAAGTTTGTTGGAAAGTATAATAAGTTACCTACTGCAGAATCATTTAAGATTGAACTGGATCAATCTGAAAAGCTAAATGATGAACAATATAATATGGCTATGGACATAGTTCCACAACTTTTTACTAGTGAAAAGGTTGATGATAAATGGTTACTTGATACGACAGAAAAGTGGTGTCAAGATAGAGCGATATACAATGCAATCATGGAATCAATAACCATTATTGATGGTAAACATGAACAATTAACAAAAGGAGCTTTACCTGATTTATTATCGAAAGCTTTAGGTGTAGGATTTGATCTTAAAGTTGGTCATGATTATTTAGAAAATGCAGGAGACCGATATGAATTTTATCATACAGAAGAAGACAGGCTTCCGTTTGATTTGGAATACTTTAACAAAATCACCAAAGGCGGTGTCCCACGTAAAACTCTTAACATTGCTCTCGCTGGTACCGGTGTCGGTAAGTCTTTATTTATGTGTCATGTTGCTTCCTCTGCTTTAGTGCAAGGTTTCAATGTTTTATACATCACAATGGAAATGGCTGAAGAAAGAATAGCTGAGCGTATTGATGCTAACTTACTTAATGTACCAATAGACCAACTTGATAAAATGTCAAAAGATATGTTTACTACAAAAGTTCAAGACATATCTCGAAAAACCACTGGTAAGTTAATCATAAAAGAATATCCAACTGGCTCTGCACATGCTGGTCACTTTAGAGCTTTACTTAATGAACTTAAATTGAAAAGACAATTTGAACCAGACTTAATCTTTATTGATTATTTAAATATATGTGCAAGTTCAAGAATGAAAGGAATGGGCGGTGCAATCAATTCATACTCTTACATTAAAGCAATTGCTGAAGAATTACGTGGCCTTGCGGTCGAGTTTGACTTACCGATCTTTTCTGCAACGCAAACGACTCGTTCTGGTTATTCTAACTCGGATATTGGGCTTGAAGATACAAGTGAGTCTTTTGGATTACCCGCAACCGCGGACCTAATGTTTGCATTAATAACAACTGAAGAACTTGAACAGCAAGGACAGTTCATGGTGAAACAATTAAAGAATCGTTATAATGATCCTACACAATACAAAAGATTTGTTGTCGGTGTGGATAGATCAAAGATGAGATTGTTTGATGTAGAAGAGACTGAACAAACATTAACTGATGATACACCAGTTTTTGATAAGACACCAACTGGTGAAAGATTTAAGGATTTTAAGTTATGATTGCAAAATTAATATCATATAGTAAACCTTCTGAATTTACTACATACGGAAAAGAAATGCCAAAGAACTGTCAGGATTTGATAGCTTTTTGTGCAAGAGTTTCTAATCCATCAAATCAAAATAATACTAAGACATCAGAAAAATTATTAAATTATCTTTCTAAACATAAGCATTGGTCTCCATTTGAAATGGTGAGCGCCTGCATAGAAATAGAAACCACAAGAGATATTGCCAGACAATTATTAAGACATCGTAGCTTTAGTTTTCAAGAGTTTAGTCAAAGATATGCAAATCCAGTAGAGGAGTTAGAATTTGTCACACGAGAAGCGCGCTTGCAAGATACAAAGAATAGACAAAATAGTGTCGAAGTTAATGATAGGTCTCTCCAAACTGAGTGGGAGCGAGAACAAGGAAGAGTTATCTGGATGTGCAAACAAGTTTATCAACAAGCTATCAAGAAAGGGATTGCAAAAGAAGTCGCAAGGGCAGTCCTACCAGAAGGATTAACTAAATCAAGATTATATATGAATGGAACTATAAGAAGTTGGATACATTTTATTGATTTGCGTTCAGCGAATGGAACACAAAAAGAATGTCAACAAGTAGCAATTGAATGTGCTAAAGCAATATCAAATATATTTCCAATGGCAAAGGACTTTATAAATGAATAAATATACACAGGACATGACAGGAACAGGACAACATATCGAATTACCAGACCCTGGCCCCGAGCCAGAAAGGTACTATGACTGGATGCTTTGGAAGTTAAGGCAGAGTCCAGAGTGGAATGATGCAATTCGTGGAAATAAAGAAAAAAAGAAAAATGAGTTTCAAACGGGAATATTCGAGGTTATTAAGAATATGTTAAAACATAGTAGTTTGACATTAGCATTAATTTACACGTTTGGCCATATTATTATAGCCATGAATGTCGTATATTGGATGACTGGCGCAGACTTGTTTGAAGCCGGTGTTGTCGCTCTTGTTGAGCCAATGTTTAATGGTGTTTGGTTTTATATACTTCACAAACTTTGGAAAAAATATAGTTAAGTAGGAGATAGTTTATGCTTACAATTAATGGAGTAAATTATGATGAAAAAGAATTTGGTGTTGAATTAAAGAATTATATTACACTAAGAGCTGAAGTTCAAGTTAATAAGGCAAGACATATGTCAGAGATTGAAAAAGCTGATGTATTGATTGCGCACTACAATAAGAAAATTGAAAAATTATTAGAAAAAGAGACACCATTGGAAACACCAGCTGGTAACAATAGTTAACAAGTTAATAACTTTTTTTCATTTAAATGCATTTTTTCCTTTACAAAGTACATTTTTTATGGTAGAATATATCTATAAAATGAATAAAGAGGAGTTAAAATGCAAATTCTAAAAGATATCAAAAATATAAAATTCAACTCAAGTGGTGTATCTGAGCCAATTGTTATGGCATCAGCTGCCGGCTGGTATGTTGGTTCAATTGATAAGTCTGAAGGTTTTGTTCAGCCTTATGATAGGTATACCGATTACATGACTCAGGAAGATGCTGAAAAAGCTCTTACTGAAACTGAAATGTTTTGGGGTGTTACTGGTGAGCCGGTATTAAAATTTGATTATATTTTTAAGGGAGTTTAGTATGGGAATATTTGTAGGTAGATACGATCATATCAATACTGAAAAAGTTGCCAACAGGCACAGCAAGTCATGGGTAGGAAGGTTTAATCCATGTAACTCAAAAGATATGCAAGAATATGAAATGGTCAAAGCTATTGTAAGAAACGTAAATTCTAATATAGAAAAAGATAAATTTAGAGTTGAAAAGAAAGGTCGTAAGCCAATCAATGGTTTTGTTTATGGTGGTAACCCAAAAGGTGGCATGAAGAATGCTACATTATGGGATGTTTATATATGGAGAAGATATGATTATAGTTGATTACAGCGGCATTGCACTTGCTAGTATTATTATTAATAAGACAAATGATGAAGAACTTATTCGTCATATGATCTTAAATTCACTACGTATGTACTATTCTAGGTACAAAGACCAGTATGGTGAAATGGTTCTTGCCGTTGATGCTGCAAACAATTGGCGTAGAAAAGCTTTTCCTCAATATAAAGCAAATCGTAAAAAACATAGACAAGAATCTGACTTTAACTGGGATGAGGCATTTAGAATACTAAACCTAGTAAGAGAAGAAATACTTGAAAATATGCCTTATAGAGTTATAAAGATTGATGGCTGTGAAGCTGATGATGTAATAGGTACATTAGTTTATGAAAAATCACAAGATGAATTTAATCCTGAAGCTATTATGATAGTATCTTCCGATCGTGATTTCTTACAGCTACAAAAATTTAACAATGTTAAACAGTTTTCACCATTAAAGAAAGAAGAAATGTCTGAACCTAGGCCAAGAGTATTCTTACAAAATCATATAATCCGTGGTGATAAAGGTGATGGTGTACCAAATATATTGTCTGATGATAATGTATTTGTTGAAGGATTTAGGCAAACACCTATGTCACAAAAGAAAGTCGATGCAATCATTGAAGATGTTGAAGAAGGTGAACTTTTATATGCTGCATCTTGGTATCGTAATTATTGTAGGAATAAAAAATTAATCGACTTAAGTGAAACACCATCTGAGCTAAAAACACAAATTATAAATAGTTATAATGAACAGGACCCTTGGCCAAAGAAAGGTAAAGTATTTCCATACTTTGTGTCCAAGCGTTTAAATAATTTGATTGAAAGTGTACAGGAGTTTATTTAATGAAACAATATGTTTTTGAAGTCCTAGAAGAAATGGCAAAACAAAGAAGTCGTGATGATAAAGTTCGTATCTTAAAAGAAAATGAGACATGGGCTTTAAAAGATATAATCAGAGGTTCAATGGACACCTCAGTAAAGTGGAACTTACCGGAAGGTGAGCCTCCATATACTGCAGCCGCAGCGCATAATCACCCCACAAATTTAAGAAAACAAAATGGACAATTTAAATATTTTGTCAAAGGTGGTCCCGGTGATAAAATGGCAAAATTTAAAAGGGAGCAAATATTCATTGGAATACTTGAAGGTGTACATCCTGAAGATGCTAAGCTTGTCATTAATATGATTAACAAAAAGAAAATCCCTGGAATATCCAGACCAGTTGTAGAGGAGGCCTTTCCAAAACTACTGCAGGACTAACTCTACAACCTACGAAAGGTAAAGAGATGGTACTACAACTTGAAAAAGATTTACAAATTCACATATCAAAACTTAGAAAAAAAGGAAGGATAAATCGAATGGAAAAAATCGTCAAGCGTTTAAATTTTATAAGACGAAAAATCAAGTTAAAACAAGTACTGGAGAATAAGTTTCAAATCAATTAATAAAAAAACTATTTACAAACTGCAAAAACTATGATACTATATTATTATTTAAAAGGTGAAAATTATGAACATATTTGTATTGGATAAAGACCCTGCAAAAGCAGCAATAATGATGTGCGACAGGCATATTCCTAAAATGATTGTGGAATCTGCTCAAATGCTAAGTACAGTGCATAGGTTACTTGATGGTACTCCAGAAAGGCGGCCATCCAAGTCAGGTAAGACTATGCAAAAATATTATTCTTTTGGTGATGAACGTGATGATTTATTTTATCTTGCAGTTCATAAGTATCATCCATGTACAACATGGACAGGAAAAACTGATTCAAACTATAAATGGCACTATTATCACTTTGTAGCAATGGCTAAGGAGTTTGAATTTCGTCGTGGTAAAAAACATGCCACTTTTGAAAAACTCGGTGGACTTCTTGCAAAATTACCTATAAATATACCACGAGGCGGTTTAACTGAGTTTGCTTTAGCAATGACTCATTATCCTGATTGTATGGTTCCGGGTGATGCCGTCCAGTCATACCGAAACTACTATCACATGGCAAAATCATTCGCTAAATGGGAATGGGGCCGTGAAGCGCCTAATTGGTGGAAAGGTTATCAAGGTGCCTAAGTATACAGTAAAGCCTATTGAAGAAGGCGATGAATATGATATAGAATGCAGTGCAGATGAATTGCAAGACTATCTCAAAAAACATAACTGTATTAAAGTTTTAAAGTTTCCCGGTGTCATAGCGCATCATGGCAGCTTATTATCAAAAACTGATCAAGGTTGGAAAGATAATCTTAAAAGAATTAAGAGTGGCTCAGGACGTGGAGACACTATTAAGATTTAGGAGAAGATATGAAATTTTTTATTATAGTATCTTTCGTAATGGCAAATGCAATGGCTTTAGATAGGCCTCTTTTTGTTTTTAAACAGCCGGTTTTTGATACACAAAATGAATGCAATCAGTATGTTTCAGTAATGCATCAACGAATATATACTCAGGCAAGTGCTTCATATAATTTTGAACATCAACCTGAAGCGATATTCTGTCTACCTACAGAAAAAGTAAAAGAGATTTTTGAATATAATTATGATGAAACACCAAAGAAAAACATTTAGTCATGACAAAATTGATATCGGATATAATGACTTGGCTAGTGAAACCACAACCGGCGGGAGAGCTTATACTCTTCCTAATGGTAGTAGTTATCCTTCTGTCACTACAGTTTTAAGCATACTTACAGAAGATTCAATCCGCGCATGGAAAAACCGTGTAGGTGAAGAGCAAGCAGAAATCGTAAGTGGTAAAGCTTCAAGGCGTGGTACGAAAGTACATAGTATTATAGAAAAGTATTTAAATAATGAAGACACATCAGAATTTTTACCACACATACAACAAAGCCTTGAAAACCTCAAACCTATCCTTGATAATGATATTGGAACGATATTCGGTCTCGAGGTTGCTTTATATAGTGATCACTTAGGTGTGGCAGGTAGATGTGACTGTGTTGCACAATACAATGGCGTACCGTCTATAATCGATTTTAAAACTTCAAGATATATAAAAAAGAAAGAAAATATAAGCAACTACTTTGCACAAGGCGCAGCATATGCGATTATGTGGGAAGAGCGTACAGGAATGGTGATACCTAATGTTGTAGTCATTATGGATGTCGATCATGAAAAGCCCGTAGTTTTTGTAGAACATAGGGATAACTATACTAAATTATTAAAGGAAACAATTGATGAATATAGAACTCGAAAAATGTTTGGCCACTAACCTGTCGTTAACGCAAGCAATTAAACTAAGATCAGATTTTGAAGAGCTTACTAAGGGTTATAATATGCCTGAAGGATCTGATATAAATACTATAAATTGGTTTTTGAAAGATGGCCATAGGTCAAATTCTCTTCGTAATGGATATAAGGAAGCTAAAGAAATGGCGAAGATATTAAAGGAGTATTCTGATGGCTGCACAAAAAAAACTAGAGGCAGGAAGCAAGTACGCGAGTTTTGATAAAGATGGTGATGGAATCGTTACTGATGAAGAATTTGAAATGGAACAAAAGTTGATACAGCTTGAAAATGAAGATAAAAAACAAGATGCACAAAGAAACATGGCTTGGTTTGCTCTTGGTGGTATGTTACTTTACCCTGCTTTTGTTATTGCTGCAACGTTATTCGGTCTTGATAATGCTGCAAAAATTCTAGGAGACATGGCGGCTGTATACTTTGTATCAGTTGCTGCTATTGTTGCTGCATTCTACGGTAAGGAAGCATTAGCAAAGAAAAAATAAACAAAGGATTTCGTTATGAAGAGATTGATATATCAAGTTTATACAGGGAAAAAATCGAAGTTGTATGATCACTGTACAGCTTCGGTTAAAGCTTATGCCGATAGAATTTCTGTAGATTACATAGTACAAACAATTCCTAAAATGATGATTAAACCTGACGTATTTGCAACAAATCGTAGTAAAGAGTCATATGAAAAATACGGAGGATTCTTACCGATTTATGAAAAAGAAAATGCATTTGACTATTTTGATAGGTACGACCAAATTTGTATTATTGATGCTGATATCTGGGTGCGCCCTGAAGTACCAAACATCTTCGATGAATTGGATAATTTCAATGGAACCACCGAATTTGGTGGAGTTGTGGAAAGAATGGCGCCAATCCTCCCGTGGTACAAACAAAAATTAGTAGGATATACTCGAATGCAGTATTCCAATCTTAAAGATGTTGACTGGTGGTGGAATGAAGATGGCGCACTATTTTATAATATGGGCCTCATGTTAATGGATAAAAAAATTACTAAATACTTAAGAGGGCAGACTGGAAAGCAATTTATTCAGCGTCCAGAATTTAAAGATTTTGTTGATGGACAAGGTGCATGGAAATGGAGTACTGATCAAACATTGTTAAATTATTGGGTTAAGAAAGAAAAAATGATACAAAAATATCTTGACTGGAAATGGAATGCTCTATATACTGCAATACCAAATGATAAAATAAAAGAGGCATACTTTGTACATTTCTTTCTTAAAGATAAATTACCGAATGGCGGTGAAAATGTTGATGAATTAATGGAGATAGTGAAATGAAAGTTGATATAAAAGTGAGTGTTGGAGATTATTTAGATAGGCTTTCCATCTTGGAAATTAAAAAACTTAAAGGTCTTGATGTTTCAAAAGAAATGGCAGCATATCATCATAGATTAATTAATCTTGATGTAGGTTATGATTTTTACTTAAATATAATAAAATCCATAAATCTTCAATTGTGGGACTTAGAAGATATTAAAAGAAAAAAACTTGAAAGATATTCAAAGAAAGAAAGTGATATTGCTTTCTTAATAACTCAACTGAATGACTTAAGACATGAAACAAAAAAGAGAATTGATGCTTATTTTGGTTCAGATTTTACAGAAAAGAAAAGCCATTGAAACATGTAGCACTAAGATCAAAGAGTGTTAGAAGTGGTGATAGACCATATACTACACCGGGGTTAGGTGACAGATCACATAGCCTGTTACTTGCATATCAGTATGGAAAAGCTCACGATACACCAGTAACAATACATTTAACTGATGATAAGTGGAGTGTGGCTGGTGGTAAGATTTCAGATAAAAAGAAAAAGTCATGGGTTGAGCTTATGGGTTTATTTCCATCTGATTCAATCTTTATTGAAACACATTCAGTTGAAAATCTAACTGAAGTTGAATGGATAAAGTATCTTAAGTCAAAAGGATTTGATGCAAAAATATATCATTATGAAGATACTGCGCATATGCATCCAAATGAAACTAAAGTTGGAATAGAGATGTCACAGTATTTAAAAAAGCTACCAAAACTAAAACCAGTGGTAAAGAACGGTTGGTTTCCTGATGAATTTGTCACAGCACAGTGGGATTCAACAGATCCAAGAAGAAGATTATCAAAAAAAGTTATAAGAGAAATCGAAGACAAATATGAGTGCATAGTTTTAAAAGTTGGTGGTGAAGGCCAAGGACAACTTAAAACTTCAATACCTCATATTGGTTTAGCAATGTCTTTGGCAAAGTGTCATATTGGAAGTGATTCTGGAATGATGCATATTGCACAGTTATATAAGGACTATGAAGACATACATATATATGATACAGATGGCTCATACAAATCTCATCATTTAGTGAGAGCAATTAATAATGGAAGTAAATATTTTAAGGTGTAAATATCATGATGGCAACTCATACAAATAAAGACTCAAGACACATAATGCATGTAATTAAACCTGACTCAATTGGTGCAGAGATAGGAGTGTGGATGGGTAATACATCAACACAGTTTTTGAAAAAAGGTCTTAAAAAGTTTTACATGGTTGACGCATATTCTGTGGAACCTTATAAAGAAAATACAGAAATGTCTTATCAAGAATATCTGGCAAAATATCAGCCAATTACAGGAGAGATCGCAGAAGCAGGATTTCAAAAGTTTTATGATAGAGTTTATAATGAAGTTAAGACAAGATTTGCTACCTTTAAGGAAGTGGAAATATGTAGAGTCACATCAGATGAATGGTTCGAACAATTTATGGCAGCAAAAGGGCATGGTAATGATGAGATGCTTGATTGGATATACATCGATGGTGATCACTCATATGAAGGCTGTTTTAGAGATTTGGAAAATGCACTAAATGTTGTAAGAAAAGGTGGATTAATTTTAGGTGATGACTATGGATGGCCAAATGCAAAATGGTTTAAACCCGGTGTAACAAAAGCTGTTAACGAATTTATAAATAAACATAACTTAACTAAAATGCTTAGACATGGCGAAACACAATACGAGATAAGAATATGAGTAATACAAGTCCATTTCCTGATCTACCAGTCACCAACACATGGCAGCCGCCTGAGGTAACTGAACCAATGAAAAGGTATACTGTCACATACGAAGTTGATGGTCCAGATATTCCAAAGATTGCACACGAGATTGCAATAGGCCAAAGCATTGGTAATCCTAATATAAGATCGGAGATAGAAAACTCTCCAAACATAAAAGATTATGCAGCAAATATAGAAAGCATAGATGGCAACATAGTTAAAATAAGTTTTAATAGAAATGCTTTTATTTGGCCTAATGTAAATCAACTCATGTGTATTATTATGGGAGGTCATACTGACATACTAGGAGTTGATAGATGTAGAGTACTAGATATTGATATTGAAATCAAGACAGATGGACCTGTTTTAGGTATGTCAGGTTGGAAAGATAGATTAGATGCTCATAATCGACCACTATTTGGTGCTATAATAAAACCAAAGTCCGGTTTAAATATGGAACAATACATGTCCATAGTTAAAGACATGGTCTACGGTGGTGCAGATTTTATTAAAGAAGATGAAATCATGGCACATAATTTATACTTACCACTTGAAAAAAGAGTAGAGGCTGTTGAGCACTTAAAGAATATATCAGGCTGGAAAGGTTTCTTTGCGTACTGTATAAATGCGGATCCTATGGAATTAATAGCTAATATTAAAAAGATTTACTATCATACTTGCACACCAAACGTTATTGGCGGCTGTCATATTAATTTTTGGTCTGGATTAGGTGCATATACATCAGCAAGAGGATTCGATATTGCAACACATTACCAACGTTCAGGTATTAGAATATTAACTGATCCAAGTAACAAATATTCTTTAGCTTGGCCAGTGTTAGTGAAACTTGGTTGTATGGCAGGAGTTGACAGCATGCATGTTGGTATGTTAGGAGGATATTATCCTGAAGGTGAAAGTGAAGAAGAAACATTAGAAGCAATTAATATATGTCAGAAATATGATGTGATTCCCTCGTTAAGCTGTGGTATGAATCCTGTTCTTGCAAGAGAAATAAAAGAAAGAATAGGTAATAACTGGATGGCATCAGTTGGAGGATGGCTACATACAGGTGATAGCCTGATTAAAAAAGTAAAAGAAATGAGTGAAAGTTTGAATTAATGAAATTAATTATGCCGATGGCAGGAAATGGCCAGCGTTTTTTTGATGATGGATACGACTTACCTAAACCTTTAATAGACATAAATGGTAAACCTATGTTTAAGAGAGTTATTGATAACTTACACTTAGACAATGTTAATCCTTGGTTTATAATTAGACAAGATCACATTGATGACTATGAGATTGATAAAAGAATACGTGAATATTATCCAGATGCACATATGATAATAACACCTAGTCTCACTGAAGGTGCGGCTTGCACAGTAAGATTAGCAACAAATTTATTTGGCGGTGAAGAAATAATGGTTGCAAACTGTGATCAACTTATGGTTTGGAATCATAAAGAATTTTATGAAA